CATCTGGCTGGCGTGCTCCACATCCCAATCCCCACAGTCGTACGGTTCCAGCCAAAAACGAAGGGGGCCTTGGGAGCCTTGCTGCTTGGGCTGCTGTTCGGCTTCGTCTCTGCGCCCTGCGCTGCACCGATACTCGTGGTGCTCCTGACCTATCTCGCCGGCTCGAACGCCTCGGTCTCCTACGGCGGATTGCTACTGCTGGTGTACGGACTCGGACATAGCGTTCTGATCCTGATCGCAGGAACGTCGATGGGAGCCGCTCAGAAGCTCATCGCCTCCCGCAACCTCGGCCGGACCACGGAGTGGTTGCGGCGGGGGGCAGGAATACTCATCGTCCTGGTGGGAGTCTGGTTCGCCTGGCAGGGTCTGAAGTAGTCAGTGCAGTTCCGGGCTTGTGCAGCACCTGCACCCCGGATGCCGGGGCGGTCCTTCTACTTCATCAATCCCGAACACCTTCCCATCCAGCGGCCGGCAGATATCGCATGTCCGTTCATCGTCGGCGATGAGCCACTTCACCTTCTTGACCCCTACCTGGCGGTAGAAAACCTTCCGACCCTCGTTGTGGGCGCGGAGGGTTTCGGTGCGGGCGATGAGGGTGGCTCGGCGCTGAGCGGTTTTGAAGACGGTCTTGCCGGCGCGGCGGAAGGCGTCCTTGTCCTTGATGACCCGGCCGATGTCACGGGAGACCTCGGGAATGGACTTGCCGGTGAGGACGCCCTGGCTCACGGTACGCTTGATGCCGTTGGCCAGCTCCGTCGAAACATCACCGAGGAGCTGGACCTGGTAGTTGGCCAGGAAGTCCACCGCGGCCCGGTCGATGGTGGCGAACGTGCGCTTGACCAGGGCGTTGCGGTTCACATCGGAGAGGTCCTGGAAGTCGGGGGCCTCCAGCGCTTCGAGCTGGGAGATACCGTCCTCGATGCCCAGCTTCATCGCCCCCTCGACGTTGTCCCGGATGCCGACCTTCCAGGTGGCGTTGAGTTCGTTGGTGACGGAGACGACCTCCTGCTCCAGATCTCGCAGGATGGACAGCCGCATCTCTTGCCAGGGCTTGAGCGCTGCCTTCTCCTCGAAGCGCCGAATCTGCTTGGCTACTTCATCCGCTGCGCCGTCCAATGCCTTGAGCATCTCCTGCACGCGGTCTTCTGCGTACCGGTCCCGGCGCTTGACCGCGTCGGCGACCGCTTCGCGGATCCGGCGCTCCTGAGTGGTGTCGGCCATGGTCGTCACTGCTCCAGGACCAGGGGCAGGTCGGGCGCGCCGGCCAGGGGGGCCCACTCGATCTCGCCGGACTCGGGCACGTCGGCCACGCCGTAGCAGGTCCAGGGTCCCCTCTCCCCGGGCCGCACGCGTCGCCACGTCCATGGACGTCCGGCAGTCGCCTTCGACCCGTCTGCAGCCAGACGGTACAGCCCGGGCACGGCGGGGAGCCCGGTGCGGGGATCGATGCAGCCCATGGTCGGTCCGATGCGCACTATGCAGATGACGTGGCCGCTGCGCCGCTGGACCAGGTACCACTGGTTCCTGTGCTCGGGATCTTCGAGGTCGGCGAGCTCGGAGACGATGCGCGTCGAGACCGTGTACTCCTTGAGGCCGCGACACAGCTTCCCCCGGATTACCTCGCCGTTGATGCTGCACCGGGGCAGCATCCGGTTTGGCATGCTGCTGGTCGGACCCCGGCCGGTCCGCCAGGTGGGGAAGATTCCCTTCTCCGGGTACATCGCTCGCATCCACCAAGAGGTGAGCAACCAGGCGGCGTGTCCGCAGGTCGCACCGTGGCGTCCGGAGCCATCGCAGGCGAACGGGACCACGAATGCGTGCTCCTCGCCGGCCTCCATTCGTTCCCAGGCAGCGATGTGGCTGCTGCGGTACTCCGGGATCATCCGCATGTGGTCGGAATCGAACAGGGTCGCCAAGCCCCGGGAGAGCCTTTCCGCCCTTGGTGACGGGTCGGAGCAGGTGCTCACCGGTGGCTCCTTCGCCAGGTGCGGCCAGGTCTGCCCCCGGCCATGCAGTACCATTCCGTCCACCGCCAGCCGCCTGTCTTCCTGGTAGGCCCGGATGCAACGGTCCAGCACCTCGTCGAACTCCCGGCTCTCACCGACCAGGTATCCCGCCCGGCGCATCAGCCCCCGCAGCTCCTGGACTTCCTTCGATTCCACTCCAAGTCGTAACAACATCTCGCACCTCCGTTGTCTGCCGGGTTACTTCCCGGTCTTCTTGTTGGTTCGGGCGTAGATTCGCTCCACGTCCCTCTGCGCAGCGTCTTCCTGTGCCCGGTCCGCCTGGCCGCCGAGCCCAAGCCGCTTCCGGGCTTCGTCCACGGTGAGGACCTCGAGGGCGACGAGCTGGGTGACGTCCTGGATGGACCAGTTGGAGTCCACCACGATGTCCTCGCCTTCCTGCTCCCGGGTCTCCACGTCGGGGGAGAGACCCATCTTGTGCTGGAGCGTGGTTTTCGAGATGAGGCCCCGGTCGTACAGCTCGAGGAGCAGCTTCTTCTGGTCTGTCTCCGCTGTCAGGTCCAGGTCCGAGAACTGGTAGTGGAGCTGCTCGTCGATGCCCCGGCGTTCCATCCATTCGTCGAAGACCCAATCCAGCATGTCCCGGGCGGCCTGCTTGATCTCCTTGAGCTGGACGATCATCTTCTGCATCGAGACCGAGGCCGTGGCGAAGTTGGGTCCGTCGCCGGTGACGATGCTGCGGGCCATGCCCAGCGCGACCAGGATGTCCTCCTTGACCTCCTTGACCTTCGCCTCGGTGTCCAGCGCCTTCCCCTCGGTGCCGTAGGTCTCGGCCTTCACGTAGAAGGGGACCACCAGCCCGGATTTGAGGTCCATGCGCTCCAACTGGTCCCGGACCTTCTCCAGCATCGACTGGTCGGGCGTGATGATCCGGTTGCCGAACGCGCCGCCCACCTGGATGAATCGCAGCGGCGTGGCCCAGCGCTTGGCCATGGCCCGTTCGGCGCGGCGGTAGTCCCTCAGCAGCTCGATGGCCTCGAAGGCCGGCAGGATCATCGAGTTGCCCCGGGGCTCGAACTCCGGGGCGTTCCACCGGACGTGGAGCATCTGGTCGATGGTCAGCGGGATCTCGTCGCTGTAGCTGCCGTCCAGGTTCTGGGGACGCTGGATCGCCTCGATGAGCTGGTCGTTCTCGTACTGGAGCCGCACCGAGATGGGGTTGACGCAGGTCACGTCCGCGATGTCGTCACCGGCCTTGTTGGGCTGGATGTAGCCGATGGCATCGCCCTTCACCAGCAACTGGAGCACCATGTCCTTCAGGAACCGATTCAGGTCCAACCGCCAGAACGTCTCCCGGGCTTCCTCCTGCGTCTTCTCGTCGTCGCAGGTCACCGCAACCTCGTCTCCCAGGGCGAAGGTCCGCCAGGCGTTGATGGCGTTGGCCACCAGCGGCTCCTCCTGGTAGTACTCCACCGCCTTGCGGGCTCGCTCCTCCCAGGTCCGGGGCACCGCGGCCTTGACGCTGACGTTGGCGAAGTAGTTGGAGGACAGGGTGGCTGCGGTGGCCATCTCGATGGGTGGCCCCCCCGTCGTCTCCAGTCCCGTTGCCTGCTGCTTCGTTCGCTTCTTCTTCCGTCCCATGGCTCCCTCACTCGAAGATTGGTTTCGTGGTGACCGGCGAGAGGTTCACGTGGACCTCCACCGCGTCATACTGTTCGTTGCGTTCCTGGGCGCGGCGCAGGAGTGCGCAGCGCATGGCATCGACGATGTGGTCGTTGCCCTTGGAGTAGATTACGCCGCGGTCGGAGAGCACGTAGGTCTGGGTGCAAAGCTGGTCTTCGACGGCGTGGTCCTGCTTCGGCAAGACCAGGCGCCGGCCGTTGAGCGCCTCGTTGATGAGCGCGGTCATGTGCTCCTTCATCCGCTTCTTGATGAGCTTGCCGGCGTCGTCTTCTCCCACCGCAATCGAGCCGCCGAAGTCGTAGCCCACCAGCCGGCCGGCCAGGTGGAGGTCCCGGTACTTGTCCAGCCCCAGCAGCTCCTGGACCACGCTCATGCCGTTGCCGCCCCGGTCCACCCCGAGGCCCACCGGTCCGTACAGTCGGTCCACCAGAGCGATGACCTCGGTGATCACCGGGTACGCCACCTGCTCGGCGTGGATGCGCAGAACCAAGGACAGCGTCTCGTTCTTCTCGTCCTCCTCGAACAGCAGGATCTCGGTGGGGTCCGAGGTGTACCCGAGGTCGCCTCCCAGCCAGTAGATGCCCTGGCCCCCGGCGAGGTTGAGGACCTGCTCCAACCGGTCCCGGATCTGGAGTTCAGTCTCGCAGTCGGCCAGGGCATCGCCACTGATGCTGACCTTCCGGTATTCGGGGATCGCGGCCAGCGACCGAATCACCTGGACCGTGTTGAACGCTCCGTAGGTCGGGCGGCCGTGCTCGCCGGCCACTTCGTGCTGCCATCCGGGAGTGTCCTTCCCCCCGTAGAACTCGACCAGCTCCTTCTCCCGCTGGGGCGACCAGTCCGGAGCCACCCAGGAGGGCCAGTGGAACTGCTTCCACTCCTTGCTCTGGGTGATGCGGTAGTAGGTGGTGTCCCGCAGACCGTTGGGGGTGGAGTAGACCCGGAACTGTCCGCCCGCATTCAGGCACTGGCGCAGAGCCTTCCAGGCCGCCTCGGGGAGCCACGCCGCCTCGTCCACCAACAGGAAGTCCACGTGCAGGGACCGGAACGCGTTGCCGCCGGTGCCGCCGGGCCGGAAGTAGACGATGGCCCCGTTGGTGAACTCGACCTCGAAGTAGGGCTTGCGCCGGATCTTCGGGTAGCCCTTGGCGTTGCGTGCGAGGCTGTCGTGGAGCACATCCGATGCGTCGAGCTGGTGCTCAACCTCCTCGATGATGGTGTCGAGGTGCCCCTGGTACGGCGCGGCCACGAGAGCGGACTTGCCCGGATGGGTCACGGCGTACCACAGGACCAGGGTGCTCAGGTCCACGGTCTTGCCCACCGACCGACCGTCGAGGTGGACGATCCGGGGGGCTGTGCACTCCAGGTCCTCACGCTGGTAGGCCCGGTACTCGCGTGGGCTGCCGTCCCGATTGGACAGGAAGGTCTCGCCCCAGACCAGGGGGCTGTACCACACCTCAAGCAGGGCTGCCTCATCCGGCGAGAACCCGTCGGGAACTGACGTTTCAGGGCTACTGCCCGACACTTCTTGCGGCGTAGATTCTTTAGTCATTCTGCGGACCTCCGTGCGACAGCCCTTCTTTGTCAGTCGTGGTGTCAAAGAGGGGCTCATTTCCTATCACCGGTCCACCTGCCGGATTTCGGTCCCCGAAATTCCTTAGAGGTTTCGCCGAGTTGTGAGCGCCGTGTTTCTTCGCCCGGGGCCCCATGGTGGAACACCCCCTGCAATGTACATGGAGTGACTTGACACGCAGGAGGCGACGATGAAGAAGCGCACCGCAACACAGGCTTACAACGAACACATCGAGCAGGCCCGCCAGCACCTCAAGCGGATCACCGAGGGACTGGGAGCCCACATCGCCAAGACCAGCAGCACGCCGGCAGGCGGCTACGACCGCCAGCCCGACTGGGGCGACGTCGGCGACCTGGCGAACCTGAACGAGCTGCTCGAAGCCGCATCCCGATTCATCAACGACGAGGAGGACTGAGCCATGACCACAATCGAACTCCACAAGAACATGAAGCAGGCCGGCCTGGACGAAGACTGCAAGCAGCTGCTCAACGCCATCGACCGCCTGGTCCGGGAGGCCGAGCTGCTCAAGCACCAGGTCGAAGCGGGACACATCTACAACGCCGGCCTGCTCGACAGCGGACGGCGGGTGGACATGCTCGCCGAGAAGGTCCGCAGCGACGGCGAGATGATCGCCATGCTGGAGGCTCTCCAGGAAGACGGGTCGGAGGCGTAGACCATGCGACCCGAAGCCATCAAGGCAACCCTGCTCACCATCACACCGGGATACACCCGGGCCGTCTGGAACAGCGTGGTCACGCGCTGGGACGACGACGGCTTCGAGGTGGGCTCGGTGGGGCGGGAGCGATTGCACATCGACGAAGCGGTGGAGCGGATCCGGGCCATGGTGGCTCGGGGCGGTCGGCCGCAGATTGCGGGCAGTGAGCCCGCACACAGGGAGGTACCCATCATGACCAAGACTCAGGAACTGGAACTGCGCATCGGCATCGAGGAGTTCATCGAGCACCTGGAGGCCATCGGCAAGAAGCCGAGCACCATCGGCACGACCAAGCGCACGCTGAAGCTGTTCGAGGAGCACCTGGGCGCGGACAAGGTGATCGCCAAGATCATGCCGGTCCACGTCTCGGGGTTCTTCAAGAGCGAGGCGGCGACCACGCTCAAGGGCAAGCCCCGGGCGAAGGCGAGCATCCTTCAGATCCGGCGCATCGTCCGCAGCGCGCTGGTCTGGTGGCACGAGCAGGGCTACGTGGCCAGCGTGCCCCTGCCCAAGGACGAGAAGAAGTTCCTGGAGCAGCGCAAGACCAAGAAGGCCGATCCCAAGCCCGCCGCCGAGCGGACCGAGACCGCGGCCGAGTCCAAGTAGGGGGAGACCATGACACAGGTACAAATCGGCGACAGAATCCGGCTGCTCGCCATGCCGGAAGATCCCGACCCCATCCCGACTGGAAGCACCGGCACGGTCACCCGAGTGACGGACGGCCCGCTGGCGCAGATCTCCGTGGACTGGGACAACGGCCGCACCCTGAGCCTCGTACCCGGTGTGGACCAGTTCGAGGTCATCGAGCGCGCCGACGCCAACCCCGTCCGGGTGCCCAGGGGCGTCTACGAAGGGATCACCGCGGTGCGGGACTCGGGGATGTTCAACATGCTGGACCTGCCCGCAGTCGCAGGTCTGGCCAGCCAACTGGGCCACTCGGAGGCGGCTGCCTGGCTCAACGACCGCAGCAACCGGGGCCTCTACTCCCAGGGCATCTTCCGTGGCTTCGAGCCGGTGGAGTAGCCCATGCGGCTGACCCACGCCATCGAACACTTCACCACCTATTTCAAGGCCAACCGCAGAAGCGAAGCGACCATCGACTGCTACCGCCGCGATCTGCTGCGGTTGGCCGACCACGCCGGAGACATCGACGTGGCCACTCTCACCGCCGAGACCGTCCACGGGTTCGTGGCATCCGACCAGGTGCAGAGGCTCGGGGACGGGCGTCCGCGCTCGGACGTCGGCATCAACCGGACCAAGGCGTGCCTCAGATCCTTCGGGCGCTGGCTGGAGCAGAACGGGCATGTGGACGGCAGTCCGGCGGCGACATTGGAAATCCGCAGGGTTTCGCGGCAGTCGCCGTCCACACTCACGGACCCTGAGAGGAAGCGAATGTTGCGAGAGGTGGGCGCTCGGAAAGGAGCCGCTGCGGCCCGGGACCGTGTGATGCTGGAGCTGCTGCTCGGCACGGGCATCCGGCTCTCGGAGCTGGTCGGCCTCGACGTCGCCGACGTGGACCTGGATGGCAAGCGCATCACCATCCGAGCGAAGGGCGGGGACATCGAGACCCGGTTCATCAACGCCAACCTGCGACGGCGCCTGCGACGCTATCTGCGGGAGCGCAACCAGGTGCTGGCGGACACGCCCGCGCTGTTCCTCTCCAACCGTGAGACCCGAATTTCCAAGAGACAGGTGCAGGCACGGTTCAAGCAGTGGCTTCAGTGGGCCGGCATCGATAGGGAGGGGCTGTCGGTCCACAGCACCAGGCACACTTTCGGCACGAGAATCTATCGGAAGAGTAAAGACCTCCTCCTGGTGGCGAAGGCCATGGGCCACAAGAACGTGGAGACTTCGAGAATCTACGTTCATGACGACACCGAGGCACTGGAGGAAGCGCTGGAGTCGCTGTAGGGGCTTCTCCATGAGTCGGTTTGACGGAGTCGCTCGTCCCCAACTCGTTCTGGTCTCTCAACCGTCTTTTCGCTGTTGTGCTGACACGGTTTCTGGTGCTTGTTCTTCTTGCTACCCCTCCTGTGGTACTCCTTGAAATTCTCCAGTGCTGTGGCCGCCCTTCTCTCCCGTTCCTCTGCGGACATCGTTTGGCCGTGGTGGCGGCTGTGCTCTTCCGCCGTCATCAGCACGAGGTTCTCTGGCCGGTTGTCCTGCCTATCGTGGTTGACATGGTGGACAACTTCGGTCTTCTTCAGCGGCCTACCGAGAGTGGCGCTCATTACCAGCCGATGTTCTTTGGCGTAGCCCTTGCAGTCAGAGAGCGGGTGTGACCGCCCGACCTTGACTCGGATGTAGCCACTCGCGTCGGTCACACGCCCCCCGTTCCAGTTCGGATGAGCATTCCCTTTCAGCCGCGCTGGGAGGGGTGGGCGAGACAATCCCAGCTTCGCTATGATTCTGCGAACCGGAGTCCGGGAGCAACCGAAGTGCTGGGCGATGGCATTCAATGACACACCGTCGTTGTAGAGCTGCTGTAGCACGTCCTCGTCGAGCTCATGGACATGTGGAACCTCCCGATCGGTGTCTGAGCGGTTTCGCGAGAGCCCCAGACGACGTACGGCGTTCCTGACCCCATGGCGGCCGCAGCCGAAGTGCTCGGCGATTTGCACCTGAGAAACGCCGGCATTGAACATCTGCCGTAGAACATTTTCGTCGAACTCAATGGCCTTCATGAGTCCTCCTCACGTTGGTCGCTGCGCTGGTGGCGTGGGGTGCCTGCACTGGGATGGGGGCGGTCTCCGAAGCGGCGGTGGGCGTCTCTGCCAACTGACAGAAAAGGCGTCAGTCGCCCGGTCCCATTGCGGTGAGCCCCGGCCCCCATCCGTGTCCGCTTTTTGCACCCAGATGTCCGGATTTTGACCTCGTGCAGAATGGCGCAGTGCTGCTCACCCCAGTTCCCATGCGGGTTTGCCGCCCCGGAGAAGTGCGTGGAAGTGGAGTTCCACGAGGTTCTCGGGAAGCAGACTTCGCCAACGTCGCCGACTTGCGAGCCGGCCCGAGACGTCTTCTGCGACGAAAGAACTGCGTTCTGCACGGTTCAGCCCTCCTGTTCGTCGGGATCCCGGACCTCGACGGACTCCGCATCGATGACTCGGGCAGGCAATGCCTGGCGCTCCCGGACCCGAGCGATGAGCGCGGCCATCACCTCGGCCGGCGATGTGCCCATCGAGGAGCCGCCATCCTTGCTGGCTCTGGTCGTCTTGAGTTCACGCAGCAGTTCGAGCTCAAGGCGTTGTAGGGGAATCAGGGCCTCGGGCGGGGCTCCCTTCTCCGTGGCCACGGTGATCTTCGCTCCGTTGGATGCCAGCCGGAACACCAGGAGCCGGTCCGAGGCAGAGAGCTTGTCGCTGCCCCCGAGCTCCTCCTCGAATGCCGCCTTGATCCTGTCGAAGTGCTCTTGCTCGTCGGGCAACAAGCGGGCTGAGTAGGCGCCGTGCTTCCGGGCGTTCTGGTTGCCCTTCGGTGGAGGGCCACCCGAGCCAGGCGGCTTGGGCATCCCGGTGCGACCGCGGTTGCCGACACCGCCTCCTCCATGAAACCGGCAGTAGTTGCTCCCCTCGACGGCCGGCTGAGTGCACGGCTTCCCCGTGCGTCTGCTCTTGCCAGCGCAGGTTCTTTGGTTCTCATTCAGTGGCATCGCTTCCTCCAGAACTGCGCACTGACTGACCGCTGACAGATGCGCAGGTTGGCTGTTGGGCCTGGGGCGGTGGGTCCGAGGGGGCGCGGCGCGCCCTCTCTCGCTTCAAAATCCGCCAGACGGTCCGCTCGGAAATGAAGAGCTGCTCGGCGATGTCAGCGGCCGAGTAGCCTTGGTCCCACAGCCGGGCCACGTACGCGTTGCGGGCGACTCGGCTGATGTCCCTGGTGGCGGGCACCCAGAGATAGGTGCCCTTCCCACCGAGTGCTTCGGAGAGCTGCTGTAGCAACTCGTGGGGCAGGGCCTCCACGGCGTTGACATAGCGTCGGCTCACTGGGCCACCTCGAAGATGTCTGCGGGCTCACCGTTGGGTTCGTAGAGGATCCGCTCCAGGGGCAGACCGGCAGCGAGGTCCCGGAGGAACTCCCGGCGGTCCTTCTCGCCGGTGGACATCGAGTCGTAGTCCGGGCACTTGTGTCGGCGTCTGGCCATGACCCGGTGCAGGTCGCAGTAACCGTTCTTGCGGCCCTTGCGCCAGTGGCCCTTGGCGCAGTTGACTTTGAGGAGGTAGCGGCCGGAGGCATCGTGGACTTCACGGAACTGCTTGCAGTGCAGGCAGTCGGCACACTTGATGACGTTGCTCTTCTTGGGCTGGGTTGCGCTCATGAGTTCACCTCTCGTTTCTGGAAGCGCAGGGAGTGACCTCCCTTGCAGATGACTTCGATGTGGGTGGCCGTGACCTGGCCAATGCGTTGGTCGGAGTGGATGAAGCAGACCAGTCCGTAGTGCTGGCCACAGGGGAATGCGTAGCGACCGCGGTTGGCGTAGAGCTGCAGGTCGGTCCAGCCCAAAGCCAGGGCTTCGTCGCGGATCGCATCCACTTCGCCGAGGGCGTGGAAGGTCACAGGCTTGAGGATCGGCAAACAGGATTTCGACGGATACTCGAACCGGGAACGCTGGAAGAGAGAACCGGTGGAACGGTTCGGTGACTCCATCGGGAGCTCGGCCAGGCGACGGCGAGCGGCCTCGATGTCCTCGGGTGTGTAAAGGGCACGGGCAGTTTCACGAATGGCAGCGTAGCGGCTGGCGAATGCCTGGGTGTGCTGGTCCTCTCGGCCGGCCGCCTGCATCTTGCGCTGGAAAATGTCGAAGTGCTTCTGCAGCCAGAGGAAGTAGTCGGGGGAGAGCCAGCGGTAGCCCTTGCTGCCCTGGATGACATCCTCGGGCTGGAGCGTTGGTCCGTCGAGGTCCACGACGACCAGGTCGGTGCTCACCCAGCGGCGACAGCCTCGACTGCGGCATACCCTGGCTCGTAGGGATGCGTGCACCGCCTCCTGGCGGGTGCGTGCTTCCGCTCGTGGGGTTTCTGGAATGATGCCAGGCGTCGAGGAGGAAGCTGTGCTCGCTCCATGCGGCTGCCCGGCGGCTCTTGCACTTGCGAACGACATGACGAGGCCTCCTGCGTTGGAGGTCCGCCAGCCTTCGCTTCGTGCGACCGGATGGTGGAACGGTTATCGGTTGTCACGGCGACACCACAGCGGTGCGCCTTCAGTCTCTATCCCTCAGTGTTTCGATTGGCCTGGAGCCGCTTCGGCGGGGATGGCAAGTGCCACTCCCGTACTGTACTCGTTTGGGGATCTCTTGGCAAACGTGATGCTGAGCGCCGCAGAGCACCAGTGTTGCCTCGCCCCCCCCCTCTCGGCACTTCCTCACGCTCTTGCGAAGGCCGTGAGGCGCCCATTTTGTGTAGAAAATGTTCCCGTTTCTTGCCTCTCGAAGCCTGAAAGCTGTTTGATTCCGGCTGGTTACGGTAGGGCACGTCCGGAAAATTGTAGGTTAAGATTAAGAATATATTAAGTGATAGTTCTTTTCTACAATTTTCCGGACGTGCCCTCATGTACCGCGTCACGAAACGGTTGCTGACGTGAGTGAGGGCTCGTGGCAGGCGTGGGGCATCGGGGTGACAGGGGGAGATGCAGGCGCTGTGGCGCGCTCAGCGAGCTGGTGCACGACCTC